TACAGGAAATAGTAATATAGGTAACGTTATAAGATTAAAAGGCGAAGAAGCAGAGGAAGAGATCACAGAAGCCTAAGTTACATCCTAAATATAAATATAAATATAAATATAAATATAAATATAAATATAAATTTAATATAAATATAAATATATATTTTTTCTAAATATATATATATATATATGTCTAGTAGGTATAGTCTCACTGAAATTGAAACAATAAATGGTTTATCATCAAATGCTATTTTTTTTGGACAAAGTATAGCTACTGCTAAATATCTTTCTACATATTATTTAGCAGTTGGTGGTCATTATCCAAATGGAAATGGAGAAGTATATGTATTATCAAGTAATAATCCAGGTAATAGTAATACCTATTCCGTAGTAGGTGGTAGTGGTAGTGTTATTACTGCTGGTACATTTGGTATTGCCCAATCAGAAGAAGAATTTGGATATTCTATTGATTTATCTGCTCATGAAGGAAACCTTTATTTAGTAGTGGGTGCCAGAAAATTTTATCTTGACCCTGAGAATGTAAATAAGAAGCACGGACGTTTTTTTGTATTTAAATTTGATGGTTCATCCTGGAGATTATGGGGAAATATTATTAATACTCCATCTGGTCCATCTGGTCCTACTGAACATTTTGGTAATTCTGTTGCTATAAATAAAAATGGTACTATTGTTACTATTGGAGCACCTAGAACTACAATCGATAATAAAACAAATCTGGGAGCTGTGTATGTATATTTTTTACAAAAAAGTACTTATACTTGGGTTTTAAATAGTGATAGTAGTATTACATTAAATGATTTTAATACCACATTTCCTATTCAAAGTGATATAAACAGTTTAGCAACTGGTTCAGTTTTTGGTACATGTGTTGCTACAAACGATGATGGTGACATTTTTGCTATTGGAGCACCAATGACAAGTACTTCAGATAAAAAAGGAGAAATTTTTTCGATTGCTTTATCATCTGTACCCTCTTGGGTTGCTTGTTTTAATGGTGATGCGATGGTTTTAACCGACCAAGGTAAAATTATGATTAAAAATATTAATAAAGATATACATACGATTAAAAAAAGAAAAATTTTAGGATTAGTACAATGCCATTTTGATAATAAAGGAGGATTCTTAATACCAAAAGATGGTATTGAGAAAAATGTTCCAGATAGAGATACTAAAATCGGATGGTGGCATAGAATTTGGTATAAAGGAAAACTTCGATTGATATCGCAATTATACAATAAAGGTAAATTACCTAAATTAATTCCTATTGATGGAAATGGAGAAACATTTTATACAATATATTTAGAAGTATACGGTAAAATGAAAATTAATAATATATTAGCAGAAACATTAAATACTACTTCATACATATGTCATTATTATAATAAATTTGGATTAACAGAAATGTCACATAATGAACAATTAAAATTTTTTAAAAAGAAAACTTTAAAGAAACTATTACAATAATTTTAAAATAAATAAAAATTAGTCATTTGACACAGGTAAAATATCTTGAACTAAATCTTTTGCGGTCATAATACGCATATTACAACAATATCTTCGTAATTTTAAATCTTTTATAACTTTCTGAATTTTTACACCTTTTTCTTCATCTGATAATTCATTATTATCACAAATAATCTTTTTAAGCCTTTCGAATTCTTCGATTTTACTACCCATAAAATAACCACAAGTTGGACACGTTAAATATATCATTAATTAATAATATATTTAATTTTTAAATTAAAAAATCAATTTTTTAATATATTCTTAAAATAATTTATTACATTATTTTTTTCATTATCAACAGAAACTCTTTTTTTATAAACATCACTATTTTTTGATTTATCATTAAATAATTCTTTTACAATACCTACAATATTTACATCATTTTTTATTTTTATAAACTGTTGTATTGGTATATCATATTTAGTCGTTTCTCCATCATATTCAATAACTTTTAACCCACTACCATACATTTCGTAACAAATCCTTGATGGATTAGTAGCACTAAATATTAATCCTATTTTACATTTATTATATATTTTATTAAGTTCTTTCAAATTCATAGAATCTAAAAATGTTAAATATTCTGAATCATAATCAAATTTATTAGGAAAAATATAACATTTTATTTTACTTGCGCATAATTTTTTAACTATACTTTCAACTAATTTTGGTAATCTACCTGCTTTATAAGTATAATAGGTTAAAATAATACTATCTTCTCTATCTAAATTCATATCATAAAAATTATTTGGATTATAACTTAATTGTGATTCATAAACATTATCATATTTTTGTTTAAAGTTATTACTTAAATATCCTGATAAACAATAATAATGATATTCATTATTATAAGTTTCCTTAACTTTTTTTTGTAAATCTTCATTATCAGGATAAAATAAATATTCTAAATCCTGGATTATATAACACAAGTTTTTACAAACAGATTTATTTCTATATGCTGGGTCAGCAGTTTGCCACGCATTAGCAACAACTATATCATAATTTCTTTGACATCTTAATCCCAAGTAAAAGTTATTTAGACTTGTATCAACTACTTTACAATCATCAATAAATTTTATTAATTCGTACATATTACAATGTTCAAGTAAATTTAATCCTCTTTCATTTGTTTCCATATGTTCCCATCTATCACCAAAATAAACATCAACTGATAAACCATATTCATTTAAATAATTAATATATTGTAATAATGTTTTATAACCACCTGAATATTTAGTTGTTTCTTCGGGTACAAGAAGAAAAAAAGCAATCTTACTTGTTTCATATGGAATATTTATTATAGATTGAATTTTATTTATTGAATGAGTACATTTTTTTAAAATTAAATCACTATTATCAACAGAAATAAGAGACGAATTATCATAATAAGGCAAAAGACTAAAAAAGTATTCCCATGCATGAGTTTTTCTTGATATATCATTTACTGAATAATTTTCTTCTAAAATAATATATTCATAATCAAAATTTATTGGTTTAATTAATTCAAAATATTTGTTATTAAAAGCAAATAAAGACCCAGCAATCATATAAGTTTCGTGACCAAATAATTTTATATAACAAGGATTTGATAATCTATGAAATTCATTAATTCCATAATTTTTCCAATGGTCTTTTGGATTTAAAAGATATTCATAATATGAATAAAATTTTTCATTTAAAAATAATTTATTTAAGGTTTTATTTTCATACCAAATATCAAGATAATTGTAAATATCAAGAAATTTTTCAAACTTGTAAATATCTAAATTATTTCTATTAATAATATCTTTTATATAATTTCTATTTACAACTTTATTTCTAATAACACATTCTTTTGAACCAAAAATGTATGATTTATTTCTTGGATATTTAATAATTAAATCTAAATTCTTAAAAATTGGTTTAATCAATTGATTACGCCAATTTTTATCTGACTTTGTATGTAACTTGATATAAATATATTTTTTGTTATTTAAATTATTTTTTTTAATATAATTTACAGCATATAAAAAACCACCAATATCCATACCTTTATTTTCAACAAGTAAAATTTTTTTATTTTTAATATTACTATATTTTTCTTCAATATATTTTTTAATTTCAGTATCTATTGTTGTAATTAAAATATATTCTGCGTGAAATATATCTTTGTAATCATTTAACATTTCATTAAAAACATCTATATTACCGACATGAAATAAAATAAAAATGTTTTTGTTAGAGTAATCTAATCCGTGAATATATTTTTTTTGTTTATAAATTTCAAAACCAAAAATCCTTTCAACAGTATGTGATAAAGAACAGTTATAGAATAAAAAATTTGATGTATGATATGGAAATAATAGCAATGGTTTTATAATATTATATTTAAATATATCTTTTAAATAATCAAAACAAGTTAAAAATATAGTACCTCCTATAAACTGAAAATTATTTATATTTTCTCCATATATTTGTGATAATATAGAATGATTACTATCATCTTTAGAATATAATAATTGATTACTACCAATCATACCAATATCTTTATCTAATAAAGATGTAATTTCATCAATATCATTTGTAATAAAACAATTTAACAATTTTATTCTCCAAGAATTATCAGATTTTGTATGTATTTTAAATAAATATTTAAAATCGTATTTGTTTTTTATTAAATAGTTATAAATAATTAAAAATGGACTAATATCATTACCATAATCTTTTGTAGTTGTTATAAAATAATTATCATATTTTTTAATATCTCGTAATAATACATTTATTTTTTTTTCTTTTAATAAGTCTTCATTTATATTAACAATTAATGAATGATCTTTTTTTAATATTTTTTTTAATTTATTTAGTATTTCTAATCCAATTACAATATTACCAATATGAAACATACAACATAAAGTACTATTTTTTAATTTATTTTCTAATATTTTAAATTTTGATAAAAAAAATTCAACCTCCTTTTCGTAAATAAATTTGTTACAAAATTCTGATAGTAAATATTTATTATTTTTATATAAAACAATCATATTGTTATTAGTTTTATCTATTTTTAGATTATCATAATAATAATCTAATTGTTTTTTTGAAAATATTAAACCTTTCGTATGACCTTCTTTAATATAATAATCGTATGGATTTACATTAATATTATTAGCTTGTTTAAAAAATTCTGTATTAAAATTAAAATAATTTTTTATATTTAATGAAAAAATTAATATTAATTTCTTATTATTATATGATATTTCAGAACAGGTATTATCTAAATTTTTTATAAAATTTATTGTACTTTTAGCTTCTTTTAGATAATTATCATTATTATTACATTTTAAATTTTCATATATTCCAATATATAACCAATGATTAAATGCAATATCTTTATTTGGAAATTCATTATTAATAAAATGATTATTTTTAATATAATATTTATAATCAAAATTTTCTTTTAAATATTCCATTTATATAAATAATTTAAAAGTTACTTTTAAATTATTTAGATAAAAAATTTAAATTATTTAGATAAAAAATTTAAATTTTTTTTTAATAATCGTCATCGTAATCATCATCATAATCATCATCGTAATCATCATCATCATCATCATCATCATCATCATCATAATCATCATAATCATCATCATCATCATCATCTAATTTAGGTGTACTTGGTTTAGTAATATTAGGTTTAGTTATATTAGGTTTAGTTATATTAGGTTTAGTTATAGTAGATTCGGGTGTACTTTTTGTTTGTAATACTCTTTTCATTAAAGGTTTTGGTATTTTTATACCTTTATTTTTTTTTGGTTTTTTAGATTTGTTTTGTAAAAAATATAAAATTTCTTTTTTATAATAAAAAAAAGTTACGCAAAAGAAATAGAATAATATTAATAAAAGTATAAAATAATTATTTTTTATAAAAATAATAAATTTATTATAAGGTTTTAATTTTAGTTGTAATCTTAATTGTTTTTCTTTATTTTTAATATCTATTAAATTTTTTTTTGCTATATTATAATTATTTTCTGCTAAAATTCTTTCATTATAAGCAAGTCTTTCTTTTTCTTTTACAATTACAAGAAAACGATTTGCTTTATCTATAGATATACTTATTCTTTCTATTTCTTTTTCTGTTTCTAGTATTTGATTATTTAACTTTTTTTCATTGTCTAATTTGTTTTGTAAATTATTATATTCTTGTTTTTCTATATTTTTTGCTTTTTCTATTAATTCTCGTATTTTACTTAATTCACGTCGTTTTTGTTTTTCAATTTCTATTCTTTCTTTTTCATATAATTTATATTCTTCTAATGCATGTTTAAATTTTAAATTAGTTTCATGTTCTTGTTTTTGTGCTAATTCATTCTCTAATTCAAAATTTTCTGAAGTAAAAAATTCATTTTTAAAATATTTATTTTTATTCATATATATATACCTATAAATTAATTATTATTCTAATATTGTATTATTATTAATATTTAATTCATCTTCAGATTCATTATTTTCTGTATCTGATTCAACTTGTTGATTGTTATTACTTACCGTGTTATCATCTATATAAATACTTTCAATATTATTTGTATTTATTGATTTATTTATCTTTTTTCCAATATCGTTAAAAAATAATTGATGATTAATATTTGATTTACAGCAAAACCAGTCCCAACAAGAGTTATTATTTTTATATTTAATAGGATTAACTTTTTTATTACTATGTATATTTTCAATATCATTATTAACTAATTCCATTTCTAAATATAAATTTTTAAATTTATTTTTGTAGTAGATGACATCTTTATAATTCATTATTGAATCAAATGTTTCTCTAATATTAATATAATTATCAAATGTATCTGATTCATATGTAGATACCAAGTTTGTCCAATTTTCTATATTATCTTTATTTATTTCAATCATTTCTATTGAATTTTTTGTTTTTATAAATTTATTAATAATAAATATATGATTTTCTTTACTTTTTGAAATTTCTTCTTTTTGATCTTCCCATTTAAAAAATCTTAATATTGCTGTAATTAAAGCAATATAAGTTGCTAAAATAATAGGAATTAAATCCCATATTCCACCTTTATATTCATATTGACTTTTTATTGTTTCTATAAAAGTTATACTAGTTGAAACAAAA